GGAAGCGCGGTTGCGCTCGTAGGCGCGGTTGCGGGAGGAAGCGCGGTTGCGCTCGTAGGCGCGGTTGCGGGAGGAAGCGCGGTTGCGCTCGTAGGCGCGGTTGCGGGAGGAAGCGCGGTTGCGGAAGAGGACGCAGCAGACGCCATCTCTGTTTATATTGCCTGTATGTACGTGTAGGGGGGGGTTCACAATGGTAAAGGCTAGAACATATTCCATAGTTGAAAAAAGGGATTTCAATTTTATAAGACCCCCCCCGCTTCGCGGGGGGATCTTATAACATTTCAAACGAGAATAAAACATATTTATACAGTCAAAGCCTTCCAAGAAACAGGAAAGGAAGGAAGGAGGAGAGATTCAAGAGCACGAGCATAGGCCTGAATTTCCCGTTGCGCTCCTGGATCGGTTCTCAGTCGCCACAGTCTAGCATAGGCTGCGAGGGATGCTGTTTCAATAAACTCGGTGTACATGCCTTGGGGGAGGATAGCACGAGCAATTTCAGGAGCCACGCTGCGTTCCAGCAGCGATGTATAGGTCAAAAGAAGCATCTCATTGGTTGTTTTGATCTCTTCCACAATTTTAATAGCATCCTCCACTGGTTCCTCTTTACTTCCTTGTTTGAGTTTTGGATCTCTGGCACGGAGACCGTCTGGGTGGGGAGACCATAGTTCTGGTGTAGAATCCACGTACCGACGGCTTACTTCATTTCTAGCAAATCCAATGGTATGCCGATACCATTCACGAGCTACAAAAATAGGCATCTTGATACGAAGTCGAATCTGAGGATGAAAAAAGGGACTCTCGTGGTGATGCTTGGCCAAATAGTTAATCAATCCTTCATCTTTTGCAATAAATTCTTTTGATTCTTTGGCAAAGCTTACTCGTGCTGCGTTAACGACCGTGAGATCATTTCCAAACACCTCCAACACTTCAATAGATCCAATTCCATCTGCTGATTTCCACATTTTTATAGTAAGATACACTTTTAAAAGTTTAGATACATGATGAGAGACTACTCTTCCATCTCTTGGCACATGTTCCTGTAATTTTTAAGACCTTGTTCCTCTCTCTCACACTTTGCCTCTAGTTGGCGAGGGGTGAGATATATGTGCGGATGGTTGTCTCTCACCCACTTCGGCACACTCGAGGAAGGAATGAAGAATAGTTGGTTACACTTGTCGCACCATACTCCCGTTGTTGCTCCATATAACTTTGTAACTCGATAGTTACCTAGTTCTGGGCGTGGAGAGCAGGAAGGATGTGTGGGGTTTGCTCCCGCGCCACCCACAGCGGCACCATCCGTGACGGTGGGAGCAGTGGCCGCTGCAGCAGTCGCTGCAGCAGTGGTAACTGCTGCAGCAGCCGCTGTAGCAGTGGTAACTGCTGTAGCAGCAGGGGCTCCCTCAAGGGGGGGTAGAGTGGAAGGAGGGGAGGGCGTGGTGGACATTCTCTTTCTCTTCTCAGATATATGTTTCTACATATTAAAATGAATGAATCATTTTTATTCGTTGCCTTTTTTAGAATGGTCTTGGAACGGGAGTTGCCTGTATCCACAAGTCCTTTAGAAAAATCAGTGAAACCACCCATGATGAAACAACATTCTCTCCGAACAGTGACCCCCAAGATGAAAGTGCATTCAGTAAAAGAACCTCCTCCCCTTATAGATCTACGATCCATTTTTGCATAATGGATAATTTTTATGAATATTGTAATAAAGACTGGGAGGAGCATACGCTCATCCCAGCCTATCGAGCCGCTTACGGTGTCAGTGAAGAACTTGAAAACGATATCAAAGATACCTTTATAACTTTAATTAAAAAATTACCTTCTTCAAATCCTCTCTCTATTCTATGGGCATCGGCCCATCATCGAGAGGATCCATCCAATGTTAGAGCGGTAAAATCTCTCTTCCACCGCATCGCCTCTCTTAGCACCATTGAAATGATTGGGCGTGGAATAGGATTTTTTAATCGGTGGCAATTGCGATCCCCTCTAACATTCCTGGTCACTCGAGATGCCTTTGATAGTTCTCTTTGTCGTATTCATATGTATGAACCTGCATTAGGAATTCCTAGCTATACTGCCTATCGATCCCATTCTAATCCAACTCTAACAGCCTATCGTCATATGTTGAAAGAAGCGGGGACTGCACTCGGTTTTTCAGATTTGGAACAGGTAGTGGAAATAGAACAATTAGTGTATAAATATCTCTCCAACGAGGGAGCGATAGAGGATCCTTCTGAAAGTCATTTTACCTATACCTTTGATTCATTTACCAAAGAATATCCTTCCATACCTCTCACATCGATGGTAGAGTCCTGGGGATGTTCCTCCTCTATCCTTCATTCAACTACCTTTGTGATTACCAATCCACGATATATAAAAGCGTTTGATCGAATGTGTAAAACATTTGAATTAGGAGCCTTTCATATTTGGTTGCAATCCTATGCCTTTTTGACTCTTGTAAATTATTTACCCAATCCGTATCAACATCTAGGATTTGCATTTTATGGAAAATTTTTACAAGGGAAAACGGAAGAAACTCCGATTCAAGAATTTGCAATGGGAGTTTTACAAAAAACAATGCCGCAATTATTAGGAAAACTCTTACATGATCATACTCCTCATGTACGTGAAATTAAAGAAATGAGTACATCGATTGTCCATCGATTAAAACGAGCTGCAGTTCATCGCGTCAATGCAGTTGAATGGCTATTATCTGAAACAAGAGCTATAGCAATTAAAAAATTGCAAAAGATGCATGTTCAGATTGGATATCCACGGGCGTGGCGGCATCCTAAAGTTTCTTTGCACCCCACTACGCTTCTTGAAAATATAATTGCCGTAGGAGAGATTGATACTAAACAATCCATTTCAGAACTTGGCCATGCTTGTGCAAAAGACGATGGAATTTGGGAGGATGGTATTTTTATTGTAAATGCATTTTACTATGCCGATCAGAATAAAATGGTAATCCCTCTTGGAATGTTGCAGCCTCCTTTTTTTGATCGAAAAAAATCAATTGGATGGAACTACGGGGGAATTGGCTGTGCTATTGCTCATGAAATGACCCATGGATTTGATGAAGGAGGGCGGATGTACGATGAGACTGGAAGTTGGAAAAACTGGTGGTCGTCTCAAGATGAACTTCATTATCACGAACAAACTAAAAAATTGGTAAAACTTTTTGATAAACGGGAGTATAAAGGAGGCCATGTCAACGGAACATTGACCCTGGATGAAAATTTAGCTGATTTGGGTGGCATGGCGATTGCATTACAGGCCTTAGAAGAGGATATTGTTAAGAGGAGGGACACGTCAAAACGGATACCGTATTTACGTGACTTTTTTAGAGCCTATGCTACTTCTTGGAGACTCAAAGATCGATCTAAAAAAGCGAAACAAGCGTTGGAGATTGATCGCCATGCACCGCCTGAGTTTCGTGTCAATTTAATTGTTGCTCAATTCTCTGAATTTTATGAAGCCTTTGAAGTTCCCGAAGGGAGTCCTTTGTATGTAGCTCCCGAAGATCGAATTAAACTTTGGTAATTACTCTAAGATCACTAGATCTGTTAGACGCCAGTATTCGTAGGTTCCATTGGGAAGAGGACGTTTTAGAATATAAGGCACTTTCTTCTCTTTTAATTCCAGTTTAGCAATATCGTAAGAGGAGGTAACTCCTTCCGGTACGGCTACATAGGGATGCGACCCTTTCTCAATTTGACTAGTACGAAGAGACAATAATTGAGTCTTTTCATAATTGGAGAGAAAGGGGTAGGTGGTATGGTGTGTATCACCTGGACCGGATGGGATCAGAAGTTCTTTTACAGTTTCTTCAAATGGAATCCAAATATTGGGATGTTGATGAATCAATTTATTCAAATCAGCACGTTCATCCGTTTCCGCTTCCGTCAATTCCTCTTCCAGCTCTTCTCCCACCTCTTCCTCGTAATAGTCCTCGCCACCTTCTTCCTCCGCCATTCTCTTTTATGACAACAGAAAAAGAATGCGGGGAAGCCTTCAACTTTCTTCGTAATCTAGAGTAGGACAGTTTAAGCCATGTCTGGATTTAGAGGAAGAGGACGAGGAGGACGAGGAGGACGAGGAGGACAGGGCCGAGGAGGGCAGCAGCAGGGGCGAGGAGGGCAGCAGCAGGGGCGAGGAGGGCAGCAGCAGGGGCGAGGAGGACAGGGCCGAGGAGGGCAGCAGCAGGGCCGAGGAGGGCAGCAGCAGGGGCGAGGAGGGCAGCAATATGAACCAAATGCTTTTAAAAGTGCTCGTGGAAAGATTCTATCTGTAAATACAATTGCAGATCTTACGGCTGCACTTGATACTTTGTATAATAATGTTAATTGTCCGCCTGAAAAGAAACCTCCTCGAAATTATAATTTAGGAAGTGATCTTGGACAAGCAAAGAGAAATGCCAGTGCATTTATAGGATTATTAAGTAATGCGTGTGGAAAAAATCAGACAAGTGCCAGAGGGTCTTCTCCTGGTACTCCTGGATCCAGGGGATCCTCAGACACCAGAACGGCGGATGTTAGTTTAGTAGATATTGCCACATTAAAACAACGATTATCAATGGCATTTCGAACTATAAATGAACGATTAGTAAAAGTAGACAGTGATATTACAAAATTTGGAATTGGTAGTGGGAAGTTAAAAGATCGTATAGGTGACTATACTCCTACTGAAATGAGAGAAGAACGAGATAGAAATTTTACAACACGATTTTTAGATTTAAAAACCAAAGTAACAACTTTGCAAAGTGAAGTAGAACAAATTGTAGATTTTGCACACAAAGGGAGTCCCAAAGATGCATCTCCTTATTTGAATGAATATTACCGAAGTTTATTAGCGGTGCAGAGTGTATTAACAGGATCGGTGAGCACGGATATACGATCAGGAGGTTTTCCAGGCACCCGAGAATCAGATGAACGAATTCGAAGACATGCTGCGGATGTACTTAGTAAATTAACCACTTTGGAATTGGATGTTGGAATGATTGAACGAAAAGGAAAAGAAGAAGGAAGTGAAAAAAAGAGTATATCCTTTTCTGTAAATTTTATTACAAATACCGATCTTCGCAACCCAGTTAAATTAAAAGAATATCTGACATCTGCAAAACCGTATTACTATTTTGCTATAGAAACACCTCCTCGTTACAACAAAGATGATAAAATTTTATATAAAACTGCATCAGGAACTATTGTAAAAGTAACTCCACCAACTGAACCGACTAAAGCAAATCCAAGCGGTACACCCCCTACCTATGATATTAAATTAGATAATACGAGTACCGTTACCACTATTAATGAAATAGACATAGAACTGCAAGACCCCACCTTATTGACCGATGGATTCAGTACAAATGAAATGTATCGAAAGATTCAAGCCGTAAATGGAATTGCATGTGTAGACATTATAAAAAACCATGAAGATATGATCGCAGCATTTGATCATTTTAAGTTAACAGAAGATAAATTCGTATTTACGAATGATATATGCGAATATTTATTTCGATTGCCAAACAATCGTGAAACATTTTCTTATGAAGAAGCTATTGAAAAATCAGATTTTAAAAAGCAGATTCCTATTTTAGCTACTATTCATCAACTTCATTTTATTGGAACGTTATTGAAGTATACGGGTAAAGATGCATCGAGTGGAGAAGAAGAAACGGACGATGACACAGATACAACCCAAGAGGATGAAGCGACTGCAAGACTTACGGCTGCAAAGGACAACTTAACAACAAAAATAGATTTACTAAATACTGCTAAAACAGAGTTAGCAAACATAGAAACTGAGATTAAGGGAAAAATATTTCCTGCAAATCTCTCTGACAATGAAAGAACGGTTGAAGGAGAATTAAATGATGCAGAGGCAGCATTAAATACTTTAAAAAATCAACTAAAAGAACAAGAAAAACTAAAAAAAGCAAAGCAAAAAGAATTAGATGCTGCAGAAAAAGAATTAAATATATCTAATGCAAGTACACGTCGTGATAAATTAATTGAAATTGGAACTATTAAAACTCAACTTGCTACGATAAATACTGCAATTGATGCTATCAACCCTACTATAAGTACAACAAAGGATACGTTAACGGATCGCATAACTAGATATAGTGATCCTAGCAGTGTATTTACTAATACAACTACAACAATTACACCTGCAGCAATGGCATTAGCTCTTTTTAAAAAATATGATTATACAAAAGAAGATAAAAAGGATTTAGAAAAAGAAATTGAAGATATAAATGCAGAAATTGCAACTGCTGAAGAAATTTTAAGAGACATAACTGAAGATAAAAGTAAAAAGGATACAGCTTTTCAAACTCGTAAAAATCTTTATAAAGTTCCTAATTTTCGAGGAAAGCTTGTAGAAAAATACAAATATGCTATGAATTTTAAATTAAATACAAAAGATATAGATCTTGATGATCCTGCTGATACGGATACCATAGTAAAAAATATTTATAGACATGTACAAGATTCTACTTTTGGAATTCAAACCCTAGAAAAGGTACAAGCTATACTGGAAAATCCACAGTTTCTTGCTCCTCCTGGTGTACCAGAAGGAATTGCAGCGACTCTACCAGGAACAGTTGGATCCTTGGCAACACCTTCTATTGCACGTGCAGAAGAGGAATATGCACTTGATATGCACGACAAAGACGTTAAATATCAGCTAGAACAATTACTGCGTACAATTACTACAGTAGGAACTGATTTTATAGAAGCGTATGGACCGTCTGTTAAAAAATCATTTATAGATGGTCGACCTGCAGCCAGAAAGAACGATCCATTTAGTTATTCAGATCTTGATCAAATGATACTGATTACTAAAAGAGGATTGCCTACTTCTCCCACTCTAACAATGCCAAAATACACATGGGAGAAGGCGCAGCAGGAATATGAGAAAATTAAAGGTCTTATGGGAGAATACGATCGTAAAAAGGGTGCCATACCATCTTCCTAATATTACATTTTCTATAGTATAGTTAGAATGTTATTATTAGATTCATATGGATTAAATGGATGTTACTATAATAGCCCTAATGTACATGATGTTCCAGAATGGAACCAGTTATATAGATTAGAACATTACAAAGAACAGATGTATACAATTGCCCCCCTCTTACATGGAATTAATATTCAGTATGAAATTGGATCTATTCTTGCGATAGGAACGTATGGGAAAGTATTTCATGCAAAACGTGCCCGACAAGGAAAAGAGCGTAATATTGTCATTAAAGAGCAAGAGACGACTGCTCCCCACGAAGCTATATTACATGCAATAGTTCATAAAACGTTTACAGAGATTGGTTTGGGTTGTGTAATTCCTGAATTGTATGAAGTAACCAGCCGTACTCCCCATTCTATCTATATGGCCATGGAGTGGGTGCAAGGATCTACTCTCCTCCACTATTTTCATATTTACTTAACACCGATACGAAATGCTGCCATTACTCCTACCTTACCAGAATCCTTAGAAGTAGCTAGAATTAAAAATGATACACTCCTATTGGATATATTGGTACAGGTGGCTATCTATTTAACTATTTTACAAAAAAAATTGCAATTTAATCATCGTGATTTAAAAATTAACAATGTATTAATTCGGCATACATCGGCTAGAAGTCGATCTATTATACGAAAATTAGATCATCCTTTACTATCAAAGCCGTGGGATTGTCGTCATGATGTAGTTGTGATTGATTTTGGTTTTTCATGTATGATGGGGGATCTTCCATTTGAAGCTGGTACTTTTTTCAAATCGTATCCATCCTCTATAAATTCAGGAAGAGATCTAGCTTTATTTATTTATTCAATTCATGCATTTTTTCCACTGGATCAATATTTGTCTCCTTCTTTATGGACCTTTTTACAATCGTGTATGGCAATTCCGATGGGGACGACGATAGTTCAATTATTAAATGGAATTAAAACAGATGGTACCCCTTGTTTACCAGGATCCAAGATTTCATTTAATGAAGGAATTTATCACTTTTTACAAAATGAAGAATTAGATTTATCTAGCTGCGACCCTTTTATCTTCTTAAAGAATGTAAACTATATTCTATAAAAGGGATAAAATTGATAACTTTTTTACTTATTCTACACACTGTACAATAAGTAAAATGACAACGTTGCAAACGTTTCTTGACTCTCGACGAGTTAAGAAAGGGGAAGAATGGAATTTAACTGGTATAGGATCCGATGTAGGATCCTACTATGTATCTCCTGAAGACTATGAAACATTTCTAACGCTTCACCGTACAAGGGTCTTTCTAAATAAGCAGCCCTCTTACATGTTGGAGAAGCATAGGGAGGGCAAGGGTCCTTTGATTGTAGATCTAGATCTACGACATTCAGCGGGAGTCCCGTTGGAGCGTCGGTTTACGATGGAACATCAGCACCAATTTATTGAAGCCTATGCATCTGCGTTGGCAAGATTCATAGATATTAGTCAACTTCCTACTAATTTAAGTTTCTACATTCTTACAAAACCAGGGCCCGAACATGCCAGTGATCATCACAAAGATGGTATTCACATTCAGTGTCCTTCTATTACTGTAACACCCGAGTTGCAATATGTAATTCGTGGATATATGTTGGAACAGAAAACGATTGAAACAATCTTTGGAGATACAGATCTTACAAATGATGCAACAGATTGTTACGATGTCTCAGTGATTCATCGAAACAATTGGTTCTTTTATGGAGCTGGTAAACCCAACAAGGCTCAATATAAGATTCAAGAAGTGATTACGATTCCACGAGATTCTTTAAAGGATGTTTCTATTGCAGAAATATCAGATAAAATTGTTCTCGAAGAGGACACGATTCCCACGAATACGTTAGAGATTACAAAACTTTTATCAATTCGACGAAATCATGATGAGTTGACGCCTCTTGTTATGCGAGAGGAAACGGGTGCTGAATATAAAAAATTGGTGGCTGCATGGGGACAGGGGAAAGCACATCGCAGTATACCTCTTCCATTGCTTTCTACCCTTCGTCACGAGACGATCTCAGAGGGAGGGAGTGAATCGATGGTAGGAGTTCCTGCTAACGAGGAAGAAATTGCACGAGCCTACCGCTTAGTAAAAGATTGTTTAAATCCTGAGAAACGTTGTGGCGAATACCACGATTGGATTAATTTAGCAATTTGTTTGAAGAATATTTCAGATACCGAGGAATCCTTTCTTGCCTGGTGCGACATTACACGCCGTGTAGATTCTTGCCATAAGAAAGCAAGTTTTACACCTACAGAATTGAAAGGAAAATGGGTCAAAGTTACGGCTGGACGCCATGATCATCCTATTCGCATTGCCACCCTAAACTATTGGGCCAAACAGGATAACCCTGACATATTTGATGCAATTTTGAGTGAAAATATTCGCGATTGGATTATTGCCAACGGCACTGACACCCACGTGAATGTAGCTACGGTTGTATATAAACTGTATCAAGATGAATTTGTCTGTTCTACTGGTATGAAAGGGAGACAAGAATGGTTTCAGTTTGTAGGACACAGTTGGAAACATCTTCGTTCTCCTCATGAACTTAGAACCAGACTTAGCACTAGTAAAGGTGTGTGGGGTCAATATATGAAAGCGGATCGGTATATTTCCGATATTATGATGACGTGTAAGGAGACGGAACGTGAGGGATGGGAATCTAAGAGAAAATACATTGGAAAGATTCGAGTAAAACTAGAAAACACGGCCTTTAAAGATTCTGTCTTGAAGGAATGTGGAGAAAAGTTTATGAATGAAGAATTTATTAATACTGTAAATACAACTTCTTATATTATAGGACTGGCAAATGGAGTGTTAGAGTTGCGGCCATCGGTCATCTTTCGCCCAGGACGACCTGAAGACAATATTACCTTTAGTATGGGTCGTTCTGCGGATGATCCGGATGGAATTCCGTATGTTCCCTATGATCCAGAGCATCCTACTCCAGAACATGTACAGGTTCTTAATTTCTTTGAAAAGATTTATCCAGATTCTGCTCTACGCAAATATGTTCTACTAAAAGAAAGCGCTTGTTTGGAAGGACAAAATCGAGAACAGCAAATTTGGATTGAAACAGGGCGAGGATCGAACGGAAAATCTGTAAAACAAAACTTTATGCACATTACCTTTGGTGAGTATTCCTCTATTTTATCTACAGCGGTTCTGACTCGTAATCGAGCCGATGGGGGCAGTGCGAATCCAGAATTAATTGCCCTTCGTGGCAAACGGTACGTCTACATGGGAGAACCTGATATTGGAGAAAAGATTAAAACGGCTGTAGTAAAACAGATTACAGGAGATACGACTCTTACTGCAAGAGCATTGTATGGTAATCAAGATAGTATTAAAATTATGTTTCGGCCTTCATTGGCCTGTAACGATCTCCCTGCGACGGATTCTACTGATGAAGGTGCATTGCGTCGCTGGGCGGTCATTCCTCATGTAGCACTCTTTGTAGATTCACATAAACCAATTGATCCCAAGAGCCACATTTATTACAAAGATCGTGATTTGGAAAATAAGATGAAGAATTGGCGAGTTGCCTTTCTTGGTATCTTAGTCCATTATTATAAAATCTATTTGACAGAAGGTCTTGTAGAACCAGAAATGGTAAAACTTGCTACGAATAAATATAAACTCGAGAATGATTCCTTTACAGCCTTTGCCAATGATAATTTAGTGGTAGAGACGGGAGCGGGTCCTATTCGAATGTCAGATGTTGTTCTCAAATATAAAGAATGGAAGAGAACATCAGGAATGTTAGAGATGAAGAAAGCTGTATTACTAGAACGAATGAAATCGATTGCTGCCAAAGGATCCACCGATGGGGAGTTCAAAGGAGTTCGATTCAAGGAAGAGGGAGAAGAAGTGGTTTCATCCACTCTTTCTATACTGTAAGAGTTGTTATCAATGATTGCGGGTCTTGTAATCCAAGACCATAGACTGCACAACAATAGGCACCTGCTCCTGCAGCTCCTAGCAATAGTACAATCCCTGTAATTAATAAAGATCCAGACACTGAATTTTTAAATTTTATATAAATTACAGCGGAAAGGAGAAGAAAAAAAACACTATAAAAACTTAAAAAAGCATATCCAACGCCAGATTGAGCATTCGCTGTTCCAAACGGTCCTGCATTGGATAGATCAGGAATAGATGCCATGGTTTGAGTCATAGTATTTGCATTTGTTGTAATTTGTTGTTGTACAGATTGATTTTCTTGAGCAGTTGCATTCAATTGATTTTGTAAAATAGATTTATAATCTTTTAATGGTTGTGTTGCTGCAATAAGCGCTTTAGTACTTGTAATTAAAGCAGAATATGTAACCGACTGATTATTAATAGTTTGTAGAATAGGGGCTACTTGATTCATTCGCAATGTGTTGGAATTCACAACAGGTTGCAGAGCCATAGTATAAGAAGAGGAAGAATACGCAGGGTCTGATCCTATACATTTTCCATAGGCAGTTTGAGCATTTGTCATAGCAATTTTTCCAGCAATGTAATTATTTTGAGCTGTATCGCAGGTAGTTGATTTTACCATACCGTTCCCTATTTATCAAACTGTTTTTAAGGTGGAGTGCAGCGATTGGTCGGAGCCTTTCCTGTTTCATACGCTCTTGCTTCAGCATCTAAATCAGAGAAAACACCTTGCATTTTATCACTAATACTTTGAGCATTTTGTGTAATAATATCGGGTAAGAGTCCTTTCAAATCAATTACATAATTACCCTGTGCATCACAGTGAGCATTGGTACTGGGGGCCCCCCCCTCTTCAGCAGGGAAGGAACGGCGACTCCACTTATGAGAATCCCTTGTAGAGTTAGTGTAACTCCATCGTACATATCCTACATATGCAATAATCAAGAAGAGAAGAACGGAAAGACTTCCAGCAACCATGGTAGAGATATAGCCATTTTTAGATAAAAATAAAAAGAGAACAAGAATTAAAATACTAATAAACAGTAATTGCAATAGAAATAGTGTTTCTAACTTGTTGTGATAGGCCCATTCATTAATTTCAAATTGGCGACGAGTTAACTTCTTATCCGAATCAATTCCTGCTTCATATTTTGTATTTACATCTTGAATGACTTTTTCCAATTTACTAACATCGGAAGAGCGTGTTTTATAGAGTTGAGCATTGTGATCCATATCCATATAACGACCAGTATCAACTAATGTTTTCTTAAATGCATCTTGCTTTCGCTGCAAAGTTTCATTCATCAAGTTATCTACATTTTGTTTTACGTAAGCCTGATAGGACGCCGGATCTGATTGAATATCTTGAGAATATTTGATGGCTTCCAATTCTTGGGCATGGAGCACATTTTGTTGGGTGGAATTCATCCTTTCTACTAGAGTGATCGACTTACAAAAAAGATCATACCAATCGCAGCAATATTTAACGCAATATACAAACCAATTTGATTGGAGGTAGCATTGTTTTTCTCTCTTGAAAATTCTACCATACGTGTCTGTCGTAGAACGGTTTTATCATCCTTTGTAATGCGATTGTACTGATCTTGAAGACCGGATAGTTTTTTACTGATATCTTCATTCCATTTATTGATAGAACCTTTATTACTTTCAACATTGTTTGCACGTTCCTGTGATAAGGAATTCATAATTTCTAACAGGCTATTCAATCGAAGATTCAGTTGCGTCACTCCTGCCAGTTTTGTCTTGGCTGCCTGATTTAACGAGGTATCGGCAGAGGTAGCATCACTCAAATACGTGGATAATGCAGTTTTATATTGCCCTTCATAGTAGCAATATTCTGCTTGAATTTTCATATAGGTTTCTTTATCAGTATTAATTTGAGTAGCCAAATCACCAGGAACAGGATTCATGTAAGAGTGGGAAGAAGGGAGTTTTCCTTGAGAACGAAGGGAAGCAAGGTAGGATTCTACTTGAGCGGCGGGTACACGACCGGTACTTGCATCGGGAGTCAAGGAGGTAGTGGAAATACTTTTGGAAGGACTAAACGGGAGAGGAGTAGCTGGACAGAGTATGGAAGAGGAAGAGTTTGAAGTAATTCCTGCAATACATTTTGATTGTTCTGGAGAAAACATAGTTCCATCGGGACACTTACCTGGTTGCGTTACACCTGTTTCTGGACTGTAACATTTTCCCATTCCACCTGCAGAAATAAATCTAAATCCAGTGGGGCAGGTTGGAATGGACATTGCTTCTATACTGGATTTCGTTTTCCTCCTTTCATAGAAGTATTTAATCCACTTTCAGAAGGTGAAACGTACATATAGACTAAATATGTAATTAATACAATCGACAAGATACCTAATATAATTGTTGCCGTTGTATAAACATAAAAAAATACAGCAGACATATTTCCATTTAGTTTTAATTGTGAATGTTCTATATTTGCATTCATAATATCAAGTTGAGTTTGAAGAGTAGAGGCATGGGTTGCAGCGGTAGAAATACTTGAAAGAAAAGTAGGTGCGGAAGATTGATCCGTGTATTCGGGAATGGATGCAACCAAATTTGCTTGGTACGATTGTAAAGCTGTAATCTGATTGCTTAGCTTTGTTTGAAATGCAGTTACAGCAGCCAAATCACCATTTCCATTCACATAATTATTGAATACTTGATCCAATTGTCTTGAATCGAAGGGGGTGTCAGGAAATTGTTGTGAAAAAGATGCTACTGTATAAGCCATGATCCTATTTAGGGAGAACAAATGCGATAGACTTTATATTCTCCTATGGTAGAAGAAGGACGTGTAATTTCTACAATATCACCGGGGACGAGTCCTAGAACTCGTCCCACGATATCAACATGATATTTAATGAGAGGGAGTTCCATTTTAGATTTTACAAGAAGAGTTTTCAAGAGATCTTCTACTTCTTCGGGTGCAACTTTTCGATGAGGTGGCACCATTGTATGATGAATAGGATTGGAAATTAATTGCGGAATATTAAAGAAACTAACTCGTTCTTTTTTATGCACCCATCTACGAATGGCCATAGAATGGTAGGCTTCATGCAAAGGTTCACTTGATAATTCATTTAGGAGAATAATAATTTGATCATTTTCTTCAATCCCTTCTGGCAAAAGCTTTTCAAATTTTTCTTTATCATTTAATTTATGCCGTACTCCTCCCATCCAATAAAGTACATGCGCTTTCTCTTTACCATCTTTGGTGGAGACTTGAATTCGAAGCAATTCTAATTCAATTTCATTCAATAGAGGAGTTCCTGCTTTTGCAATGAGATCTTTGGGGAGTTCGTGTTCAAAAGGAGTTGTATCAAATCCTCGATTCTGCAATACCTCTAACACAGTGGTTCTAGATCGTAGAATCTTATCTATATAGATGGCTTCTGTCATCTCTATTCTTATGGTATAATTGAAAAAGAGCCTTAGGTCTCATTTTTTTACTATACGCAGAAAAGCTCTTCCTTGTAAGGAAGAGCTTTTCTGTGTATGACTGGTCTAACCTGGGTTTCCGGCCGCAGGATTTATGTAACGTGGACTTCCACAGTGGGTAAGACACCGGCAATGCGGCAAGTCTCAGTCATGTTGTTTAATTGTGTTTGGTCTAGCTGTTTTCATCAGCTGTTTGTTTGATTGTAGGGAGGATATAGAATCGCTCCTGTGTTTTTATTAATTGATAAAAGATGTTTCAATTTTTTTCGAAAAAGGAGGAGTGGGCAAAGCCCACTCCTTCCTCCTTTTCACGATAAAAAATTTCTATTGCAATTTTTTTCAAACATCCCAATGAGCACTCATCCAAGTTTTAATACAGTGACGTGTTCATCGGCCCCAACAGCTTCAGCACCTTTCCATGTAATTCTACGACGGGGTTGAGGGGGAGGCCCCCCTCCCACTTGAGGAAGCAATGCTAGAGCGGCAGGAGCCGCTGCAGGAGCAGCCGCAGGAGCCGCTGCAGGAGCAGCCGCAGGAGCCGCTGCAGGAGCAGCCGCAGGAGCTACTTCTGCAGGAGCTACTTCTGCAGGAGCCGCTTCTACAGGAGCCGCTTCTACAGGAGCCGCTTCTACAGGAGCAGCAGTTTCAATTACAATTGTAGGACCTTCTTTTTTCTCTTCAGGAGGAGGGATAGGAGCTTCTAGAATAGCATTCGCTTTAGCAATGGCTTTCTCTTCGGTTGCATTTGCTTCAGTCAAAACTTCAGAGGCTTTGCTGGAAGGAGCAGTAATTCCAATTGCTTTTTGAACCGCTTCTACCCCTTCGCTGACAAGATTACTAGCAACATCCATCAATGTAGGAGTCTCTTCTACTGCGATTGTTTTCTGAAAAGGTTGAAAGGATCGAGCGTGTTTTTCTGTAACTACTCGCATATACATATTTCCATACGTATTTAATTCTTGTTCTAATAGTTTATAGGAGTAGGGAATTTCAACACGACTGAAGGTAACGCGACTTTTTGTAATCGGTAATAATAGGCGAAGTGTTTCTTCCGTTTCTCCACTATACTTCACAGGGCCATCGCAGAGAGGACATACAAACAATTTAATAGAATTATTATAAATGGGAACGGTGCCGCACCCATTGCAAATCCACATTTTACTTCCATCCGATCGTTTCATATAAGATTCTTTCAAAAAGAGACTGACTCCATGCGCCAAAAGAACATCGCGTTCCATTTCACCAATTCGCATACCTCCTTCGTTGCTGCGACCTCCTGTAGGCTGATGGGTTTTCATTTCTTTCTTTCCCTTTTCACGTGAATTAATTTTATCTTCAGTCAAATGTTTCAAACGCATTAAATAGCAGGGTCCCATGAAAATAGAGGATTCAATCTGATTACCAGTGGTACCAGAATAGAGAACCTCTTCTCCATGGCGTTGAAATCCCTGCGACTCTAACATATCTCCTACGGTCTCAATTGTACTTTGTCGATCCATAAAATTTGTAGCATTAATCTTTCCACCTGCAATCGCTCCGTATTTACAATAAATCTGTTCATAAAATTGTCCTACCGTCATACGACTTGGAATCCCCATTGGATTCATGATAATATCAGGTACGATTCCATCTGCAGTCCGTGGCATATCTACTGCATCCACCAACATTCCCATGGTACCCTTCTGGTGATGGCGAGTAGCAAACTTATCACCCAATTCTGGAATTCGCATCTCCAAGACACGAATTTTAACAATGCGATATCCATTTGGCTGTTTCAACACTTCTACACGATCTACACGCCCTTTTGTAAAAATTTTATTAGTGATCGATCCATCGTGAATTTCTTGTTTCTTTGGATCAAACAAATATCGCCCTACTAAAACAGTTTTTTCGGTAAGCTCCGCTCCAACCCTAATAATTCCATGTTCATCCAATTTAGAATAATCGTAACCAGGCTGAATCCCCAACCAAGCTTTAATAAAAATAGGATTTCCAAATTTCTTTTCAATCTTAGTAGATTCATCCATCTCTTCCATTAATTCGTAACTACGAAGCGCTAAAGTATGAAACATTCCCCGTTCCACACTGCTACGATTAATAATCTCAGCATCCTCCTGATTGTATCCATCTACACATGCTAATGCCATAATTACATTAAGTCCATAAGGCATTTCTCCATTTCCTACCGCATCGTAATATATGGTTCGTGCCAAGGGGGCTTCTCCCGCACAGGCCACCGATCCATACGTATCAAAACGTTTATCATAATTGGTAGAATAGTATCCAATTCCTTGTTTGGATTGTCCTGAAGAGTATTGACATCGTACGGATTGATTGTGATTTGCAAAAGGAAGTGTATTCACCATTAATCCATTCATTACGGTAGGATGAATTTCTGCATGAGTGTGCTCTCGTTCTAACTGTGCATTTCCTTCACCAAACCAGGAAATATAGGCTTCATTGGATTCAAATAAATCAATATATTCAATGGCTCCAATATGAGGAGCTAGAAGTGTTTCATACTCTTCTAGAGATGCGTCTTTTTTCTCAATTGGATCTATAAACGCAACACTCTCCACCCCTTTGATAGAAGTGGTGGCAGGAAAAGTTCCTAGAAGAAGATTTCTCCACGAGGGAAGCGCTTTTCCTGTTTTTACGACAGGAGGCCACTTCTCTTCTCCTACACCATCCCCCAAATGCCACACCGGTCGAAGAGGGCGACCATCATCTATATAAATACATAAAATTTGATCCGTGGTTCGAAATGAAATGGAGGCCATGGGCGTCAAACATCCAGTCCATTTCATAAATTTTAATACACGAATTAATTGAATCGGGTTTTTTACAAATCCAACCGTTCCCCCATTTACTTGAACACTTACCATCTGTTTTTGATCTTCATTAGTTGTATCTGCAACTGGAATAACATTTCCTTTGGTAAACAACCATTGTAATAATCCAGTTTCATCCGCAGCAATACTTACCGTTGCTAAAATAGCTAAATTTTTAGTAACTCCTACAGGGGCACCAGTAGGGGTTTCAGATGTACAAAAATAACCAAGTTGGCTGGGATGCAAACTACGAGGACCCCGCTCTTTCATTGATGTATCAAAATCAGAGGTGGTACGACGTGCATGGGAAAGAGCACTAAAATAAGATAATCGATCCATTGCCTGTAAGACTCCCACCTTTTCATTGTAAGAAGAAGATCCCCATTTACCTCGAAATCCACGCATAATTGCATCATTCAATTCAGTGGCATTCTGATTATCAATATCTCGTAAAAACTTATTCAAAGTTCCTGCTACTACTAATTCTTTAAACTTATCATCTTGATACAAGGTCTGATTGTATTTGTATTTGGATTCAAGTGCAGTCAATACACTCTTTTTCCAATCAATCCATATACTTGTAAATAGACCACGAATTAACATACCACTTGAAAGCAGTCTCTGGTTTTTAATATCGTCGCGATCGGTTTCATCTTCCATGCCTAATTCTACACGAATTGCCCTTCGAACCCATTCCGCTAAATATTGTGCTTTGGCCAACGGAAGATTCTTCACATGTGAAAAAATCTGTTCATTTAATAAATCTAATACATATTCTTCAATAAATCCTTTGGTAAGAGTTCGAATAAAGTTTACTGCTAAGCTTCGATTGAGTACAGGATATGCATCCAATATAGATTCATGTAAGAAGGCTTCAATTTGATCCGCACCTGGTGCAGTCGGATCAGGAACAATCATGCGAACAATCTCTTCATCCGTTTCCGCTCCCAATGCACGAAATAAAACAAAGACAGGAATTGCTCCATTCACTTGAGGAATTGAAACACGAATAACATTTTCTAAATGCGATTCATTGGAAGTTCCTTTTAATATATATAACATAACACGACGAGAAACTTTAGTGATTGGATGTTGGCAATTTACACTTCCATACACTTTTAGTTTAGGATCACTTATATGTTTTTTTCCAATATAAATGGAGTTAAAGGCTTGTTCTTGTCGTGTAATCAATACCTTTTCACTTCCATTAATAATAAAATATCCACCCTGTTCATTTCGACATTCTCCCATTTCCATCAAGAGCGCAGACGGGGCTCCATAGGTTGCACAAAATTTGCTTTTTACCATAATGGGAAGAGAGAAAAGATGATAATTAGTAAATTCTACGGGATAAATTGTTTCGTTGAGAGAAAGAACTTTTCCATCTTCTGGATCTTTAGGATCTCGCACCTCTTGTAAAATAGTATACCGGATTAAAATATCTACAGAAATATTAATAGCATAGGTCATATTCCATAGCCTTGCATCATTGGGAAACAATCGGCGAACTGTACTACCTTGATTCAACGTAGGAGCACTTATATAAATACCGGATCCATCCAGCCCTCCTACATAAAGTTCCAGTTTGTACTTGTATCGTTTCTCTTTTGTTTTAGGATCTACGATAGAATTTGTTAAAAACAAGATTGGATTTTGAGATGCAATAAATTGTGGCATTTCACGAAGAAGAAAGGCTTCATAGGAATGCATATGGTGATTGGTTAAAAAAGTAGGAGAAGATTCAAAATATTTTTGAAGAACTGCTGGAGCTACATCAGCTAATGATGGAATTGCATCTTCCTTTGCACAAGGTGTTATTGACATATGAACCTCTATTTATACTGTGGATAATTTACACTGTAAATTATCCGTAGTATTATCACTACATCGGACTATTATTTCCAAGGAGTAGGAGTTACAAGTTTGCTAATATCAGATCCAATCCTGGTTATAGGGGAAGGATCAATAGGAGTTTTTATATTACTGTAAGACCAGGCAGGGGAGGTAGCATCGCTACTGGGCGCAGAGGGTTGGCCTGAATAAGCTGCATAGGCTGTCTGAACACTTGTAAGAGGAGCTCCTGGTAAGAAAGGAACCTGTCCAATCGTCTGTAAGAGGCTTCCCCCTCCTTTCTGCTTCCTCCTTCGTGTTCGGCGACCCCCTCCCACCTTATTGGAACCCATTCCAGCAGGGACCGTTGGAAATTGCCATGATTCTGTTCCCGCTGTGCGCGACATTCCTGAATTAAAATAAACATCCATATCCTGTTTGGATTGAGGATCGGTAGAAGCATCTGTAGGAAAATGTCCATTGGTCATAGCCGATGGAATACCGGGTCCCATTTGATAGGCTACTGGCGCCATTCCTCCCCTTTGCTTTCGTTGCTTTCGGGTAGACGATCGATCACTTCGAAAATGTCTAGCAAACCCTTTTACCGATTCTGAATCCAAGGTACCATGGAATAACCGTTTCCAACTAGATCGTATGGCTCTCATAGCCTCTTCTTCGCTTTTACCACGTACAGCCTCTTTAGCTTCCTTTGTAAAAGCGGCTAGATCTTTTCGTAAGTCTGAAATACCCATTCCTATTTCTACTCTAGAAAAGAACGGAGACGCTTTACTACATTGGATCCTACCGCTGCAAATCCTGGTCCTACCTGGGGAGTTTCAATCGGAGCCGCAGGTGCCATTGCCCCAAATCCAAGCGCAGAACTCATTGAACTTCCAAGAGACGTCGAAGTGACAATATAAACCACTAAAGCTACTCCAATCACAATGCTAAAAAAATAATAGGGCCCAGCATTTTTAATACGATCCGTCCAGGTTTCTGCACGATATTCAGACGCATCAAATTGGCTATAATGTTCTTTGGCTGCAAAAAATAAAATAATTCCACTCAAAATGGCTAACATATAAGGTGTTAGTTTAGATTCTAATAGGAATGCAATACTTACAAATAGAATCATTCCCAAAATATAACAAACACTTGGTACTGTAAGATCTACCATTTCTATCAAGGGATTATACTTTCTCAATCAAATCTACATGAGTTAGAAGAACTTTACGGCAACAATACCGTGTAATCTGCAGTTCTTTGAATAATCTAGCTTCTTCGGTTTCAATCACTTTCTTACCATCAAAACAAATAGGTTCCAATGCAGTCGCCCCCTTTCGGAGTCGTAATTGCTTCACGTAATAATCATATTTATCTGCAATCAGTTTTCCACAATTAGAACAGCGAACTGGAATTAACATCTCTTTTTAGGCAATAGAATCCCGGGATAGTAATTGCATCATTTTTATTCTTTATGCGGAAAAGCAAATTCATTCCATTCAAGGTCTTTACTAGAACCATGTCCTCTATCCTGTTTTCTCGTGGTGTCAACACCCAGGCAGGAAATCCTGTCCGGAGCGAACTTCGAAAGCTTGAGAATCGCATTGTAGAGTTGGAAAAGAAACTGGCCGCTATGATTACACTGGGTGGAAAGGCGGCTGAAGATGCTACGACTGCAGCCGTAGCTCCTCCCACGACTCCTGCCACCTCTACCGCCGTTCTCACCTCGCGTCCAGCTCCTGGAACGTCTACCGGTGCCATTCTACGGGGTCGTTAATCAATCTCTAATTTTCTTCCATGTGTAGTATCGACCCACCCTTTGATAGTCAAGGTTCCTGCGTGGTGACGGTCGTGACAACTCGAACACAACGCTACCAAATTAGATTTTCTATTATTAATGCCATCCTTTTGTGGAATAATATGATGACTTTCTAAGTCTTTTTTAGAACCACATACAGTACACTCCGATACAAGCACTTCTGCATTGTATCGACTTTCCCGTACCGATCCCTCTACTATTTTTCGAATTGCATACGCCTTTGCTAAAAATCCTGCATCCATATCCAACCCTCTACACACTTCTAACCCGTACAAAGCACTTCCTGCTCCTTCGCGCAAGGTTCGATCGTATACTAAACATCCACCCGCCACATCCGATCTCACCACTAGATGATATGGTTTTACCACATGGGAGAGTGCTTTCATTTCTGCTAAATCTACCAATTCGTGAAGATGGGTAGCAAATACAAACTGAGCCCCTTTTTCCACCAAAGTTTGAATCCCTGCTGTAACAATTGCCGTTGCACTAATTGTTTCCGTTCCTGAACAAAGTTCATCCCCTAACACCAAGGTTCCAGAGGCAGCCCCTTTCAAAATACTTCGAAACTCACACATTTCTACTGTAAAAGAAGACTGCCCCGCCCATAAATTATCATTTCCTAGAATACGTGTATATAATGCTGTATAGGGTTTAATTTTTAAAGATGTAGCTGGTACTGGTACTCCTGCTTGTGCTAATAAAACGACTAACCCAATTGCTTTGGAAAGTGATGATTTACCAGCAGCATTTACACCATACAATAGAATACCATTTTTAGCGGATGGTATATCTGCGCTAAAAGTTCCTACTTGAATTGAATGGGGAACATAGGGACTTCCGGTGCGAACTCGTTCAATAATAGGATGTCGTAGATCTTTACACTGAATGTAAGAGGTGGTAGAAATTGTAGTCGTTGTATCGTAGGTTGGACGAACATAAGAATATCGATCGGCTAGACTAGCAAAGGTAGTTTCTGCATCCAAACTACCAATAAAATCTAATAATACGGACCAACGATTATTTGCATGAACACGTTTCCACCAAGCAGACCAATCCTTTTTCCAGGTTGTTTCTACCAATTCTAACCATTTGGAACGAATCTCCACTCCTTCCTGATTTGCAATTTCTAAACATTCACAAGAAAGATGATATTGCCCATTTGTAGTTTTAGTGGCTGTAATGGGCAATAATCCACGTGTTTTTACCAAAGTTATTAATTCAGTAGATCGTTTATGAGTGGTCGTTACATAGAAAGGAATTTCTTCACGAATTTCTACTTTAATTCCATCAGGAGATCGAATGGCCGCTTCCCATTCTGTAATTAATCCTTGAATATTTTTTTGTTGTTTTGCCCAACAATCTTCTATCTCATCTAGTGCAGGGTGCACTCCGCGGCACCAGGGATGCACCGATCCCAATGCAAAAGGTCGTCCAGAGGTTGGAGCCTCCTGTAACCCACTCCGAATTCTGTCAGGACTCCAACATTCCTTTGTAGGTAGTAAAATATGATCTATCAATTCTTTTTGTGTCTCTTTATCCAATCCACATTTCCAGTCCTTTGTATTCACTATCAATTCATGAATTTGTTGGAGGTTTAGCAAAAGTGGAAGTATATCCAATGCAGTAGCTTTTTCTAAAGCTACTTTTCTTGCAATTCTAGAAAGATTGACAATCCCTCGCATACCCTTTTCCACTAATTCCTGTTTCTCTTTATTGCGCAAAAATGCAATTCGTTCTTGCCGTTCTTCCAACTCTTCTACATCCGTAATGGGATGTAAGAGTCTTGCACGAATCGTTTCCTTTCCTAAAAAAGTTTTAGCATGATTTAACCAATAAAATAAAGATTCATTCGGTCTAGCCATATTATTACTCACCATTCCCAATTGTTCTAAGGCTGAATTTCCCAAGATTAATTCATACTCCGAGTTCCATAATTCATGTGAATGAAGACAACTCAACAAAGAAGGTACATGTTCTTGTACAAATTGCAATAAAAGTCCGACCGTGGCAAACGCCGTTGGATGTCGTTCCAACCCTAGTAATCGATGAATCTCGTGGCTTGTCGAATTAAACTGTTTCTCCAATAAATGTGATAGTTCTCGTATAGCACTCGCTCCCAGCAACGTTGGCCTATCAGAACAATAGATATGCACCAGTGGCCGTTTCTGTAATCCACTAAACCAAGATAAAACAGTTTCTTCTTTGAATGGGAAAGAAGATCCTATATACCAGATGACTACTTCCGCAGGAGGAAACATAGCCCAAAAAGATTCTATACTATCTAATACAGGTCGTTCATCAATTATATGTACGGATGTTTCAGTACTGCTAATATTTCCGGTAGTAACATCAAAACGAGCGGTTCCAAATTGCCATTCTAGTCCTCCTTTCGAATTGCGGTAGGGTTCAATTAAAATTCCAATCAATCCTTGCTCTTCTGGACGACCTCCTACCGTATTTCCTCCTTCTTCCTGAATTGCCCAATACGTTCCAGGACTGCTGACATGATCAACCGTTCGATCTTTGACCGCTCCCCCTCCATCCTTACTTTGATTGATCACTACACAAGTGTAAGAGGCCGTAATAAGTTGAGATTCGTATTTAAATAATGAATTAGATGGAAATCCCCAAAATAAATATTGATGATTTGGTACTGTCGCCGCTCGAATCGATGGAAGACCCCCTACAAGTTCTGTAATCACTCTTACATTTGTATCACTCATTCCTGTCTCTGTGTGTTCCGTGTCATACAATTCATAAAAGGTCCCGACCTCCAATAGCACGGCTACTCGAGGTCCATACTTTGCCTTTGCCGCATTATAATGCTCCCTGTACAAGGCTCGAATCTTGGCATCTTTATCCGTCGCACTTAAAGCATCTGCTGCAACTATACCGGGTGTAGTGATTCTCTTTTTCTTAGAGGGCATCCTATTCTATCTATACTATTAAGTTTTAAGCTATTTAATCTTCTTCTTCACCGGCGCCAATATAGTCTTCAAACCTGCCACTTTCTTCTTCCATCATGGAAGGAATTGAATCGTCTACAGTGGAGATATCGGGAGAAAACTCAGGCAACCCGTATTCTAAGCGCTGCAGACGGTGAAATTCGTAGTTATCGGCATCGTAGGCAAACCGATTCTTCAACGTGCGATCCGAGTAATCACCAATTCCAAAGAGTTTCATCAAGTTATCCGATCGTTTTTCAGCATCTCCATATTTGTTCTGTTTTGTAAGAAATCGTTCACGTTCCTGTTGCTTACGAGATTCAATTGCATACCTAATCTGTTCAGGTGTCCTCTGAAAGATCTGAAGCTCTAGGTGAATGGATTCAAATAATTCAAAAACAGTAGTTCCAATGAACTGTGCGGACGATTGCCGCAGCACTAAAGTGGTTCCTTCCATTTCATAAAATAATGAAAGATCGTCTAATAATAAAGAAAGCGATCCTAGAAGAATCCAGCGGCTTATATCTTTATATTCAGTAGAACGAACGGACACCGATACACGAACCTGATGAAATAACACTTCAAAAAGTTGTCCTACAAGGGTCGTATATCGATCCAATGCAGTTCGTATAATCTGTTTGTAAGAATCGTGTTCATGATCATCAATCATTCCAATTGCAGTATCCACCACCCTATATTGTTTTTTCCAAACTTCTTGTAAAAGAAATTCGTGTTCAAATGTAATGCTTTTAATCCATTTACTTCCTTTCACAGAACTTTCAATTCCTTTTGCAATTCGTTTAAGTGGGCCTACAAATAGAGTTAATAATGTACGAATAGATTGATACGAATTCATGCTAACTGTATCTAAATGTTGTACAAATGCATTCATAGTTATTTCTGCTTTTTTTCTATTTGCATTTCCCATTAATGTAATATATTGATTGGTAATTCGACGAAGATAGGATGTATATAGATTTGATATAGGAACAAATGCCGAAATACGCTCTTTTTCAGAGAAGGTAGATGCAAAAAAGGTTGTAAATAAGGTCCATTCTTTATTCATGAGTGGGAAGTCTTTCAGAAGAGTTGCAATTTGATTTGTCCATGGTACAGAAGAAATTGATTCTACAGGTTCAACCTTCTTACGTAAATGAATTAGATCTTGTAGATGAAGAAAAGATTCGTGATCTGTTTTAATATTGGCTTCTTCGAGAACGGTTTTTGAAAGAGCATTTTGAGCATCATCTAATTCTTGAAGTTTTTCGCGAATTTCATCTAATTTTTTTCCAGGATTTGTAGTAGCTTCTTTTTCCAGATAAAAGTCTCGTTCTACTGCAATGTTTAAAATTTCAGAGGGAGACTGCAATCCACACCGACGACAGACACGATCAACCCCATATTCATGTGGGAGTCCTGCTGTAGGTCCTGTTGCACATGCTTTTAAGAATAAACGAAAGGATAATAATTCTACATTTTGTTCCTCAGAAGCTATTTTTACAGGAGCCGACCAAGGAGTAATAAAATGAGAAAGTCCTAATGAATGTCCTGGGTCTCGTTGTAACAATGTTTGTTGTGCAGATTGTAATAATTGAATTTCTTGTTGCGTTCCTTCTGATTGAAGTCCCACAATTCCAAATCCAGTAGAACCAATCTCTTGTAATTTCATTCTTCCACAATATCCATCTAATCGTTTCGATTGCCACAAAACACCCTCCTTTGTTTGTAACGCTTTTTGATGAGCAGTTTCAATAATTGACTGTGAGAGAGCTTCCGTCCGCCCAATTACCTCTATACGAATTGTTTCAATTGGATCTTGTTGAACAGACCGCTGAAAGGCTTCTTTGTTTGTAATAGCTGAAGGCGCTCCTACACGACTTCTAAATAAGGGTGCTGTTTCGGGTGCAGCCAATTCCTCTTCTTTTCGTGCTCTTGCAGCTTGTAAGGCATCTGTAATAGTTGGCAATTTGCTAATTTCATTAAACGCATATCGAATTTCATTAAAAATGGGTTTTCGTCGCGTCTCTCCTTCTAGCGCAGCCCACAAGGCTTGGCCCCAAGGATATCCTGTCAATCCAATTTTACTTACAATACAGGTAATATACGTTAGTAATCCATCCCCCTCTCGTGAAAACGGACAGCCCTGCATCGTAATGTAGATGGGTAGAGCATTTTCTGAAATTTGTAATTCAGCAATCACATAGGCGGCGGATAATACAATTACTAAAGTAGCTACTAGAATAGAATCGGCTGGAGTTCTTGCTTTTAAAATTGCAGTCAATCTTGCTTTATAAGGAGTTTCCATAATCAGTAACTGATTGTAAATGGCATTAATACATTTTTTGTAAATAGCATCGGTTGGATTCGTTCCTGCATATTCAAATAAAATTTGAATGACTGAATAAATTTTTAATTTATCCTCGGTCATTTTTGATTCTTTAATTTCTGTATCTTGTATCACTGATGTTAAATCTAAATTTTCTAATGTAATACTAATTTCATCTGTTACTACTGTTCGACCCTGCATTAAATTTCCTTCGTCATCAAATTCAGGATTGGTATCATATTCAATTTCTGAAATAGAAATTCCACAATTTTTACAAATATAACTTCCATTGTATTGAACATCTCCAAATTCAAGTAAAAGTGTTTTATGAAATATTTTTGTACTTGTATCTTGTTTGTATTCTTGAAGAAGAAGAATTTCATGGCGACATATTAAATCTTGTTTGCATACATTGCATTGAATCCAATTATTTTTAATACCTCCTTCATATTTTTGATGAAAGAGATCTAGTAATTTCATACGATCTTCTTCCACTTCTACCCCACGAAGAAGTTCAAGTTCTTTTACATGTTCACATGAATTTCGAATCGGTTCTGCATGATATACTTTATTTGTATCTTGTTTGAGCTGTTCTACAATTTGCATACGGATTGTTTCAGAGTTAATAATTGCAGATTGTTCTTGAATTTGATCCGGTGTATTCCCCAAAACAGACCATACGAGAGGTCCTACCGTTCGATGAACATTTGTAAGAAGCGATTCCATTAACACTAAATCAATAGAACCAATTGTAGGATCTCGTAGTTTAACCTGGTTACTAATTTCTTTAAGAAGAGGATTCGAATCAATGGATGTTAGAAGTGCGGCAGATGAATCAACTGAAGAAAGAATGGGTGTATTTTGTCTGGGTACTACAGCTCGTTTCATTGCTTCACTGTGATCCTGGTTCCATTGTGTTTGATACAAATGAAGAGAGGTGGTGACTGGTTCAATCAGTTCTGGTGTCCATTCTAACTGACGAAGACCAATTCCATCTATAATTGATTGAAAGGTTGTATCCTCAAAATTGTAAAAAGGGGTTGTAAGACGTGTTTTAAGAATATCCGAAATAGTCATAGAATCATCTAGAGGAATTACAGAAGGAGATTCTGTAATACGAGAGGAAAGTTGAGAAAAGGAGCGAACTTTTTCACTTTGTTGTACATCCCATAAAAGTACGCCACTTCTTGTACGAGTGCATCGTTGTTCTGCAATAGAGGTAGGAAGAAGTAGATATTGCAATGGCTCTAACACATCTGCATTCACTATTTGAATGATTTCTCCTGTATCAGGATGATTCATAACTATTTCTCCTGTCATACGATAAGTATGATGAGAAATAGGCCCAATATATCGTTGTTTTAATTTCATATCGGATGTAAAGGTGGTTCCAAAAATACGATGACCGGCTGGAAGATCTGCTACTAATCCAATGGAAGCTGCAGGAGGAGGAGGGGCTCGAAATACTTCTTGATCAACTACAATTCGTGTAGGAAGGTAGGGAGAGGGAAGGGTCCCTTGTACAAATCCAGATCCAAGAGTTAAAAAAGATCGAATATATTTAGCAAATCGATTTCCTCGAGCATCACTACTTGTATCAAATCCAGAAATTGCAACATTTAACATTGCAGAAATAGCCTCTTGTTCATTTCGTGCATGAATAAACTCCGTGTCTTGACTCGAATCTTCTAAATAAATAGAACGGCGTATAGTGGCAACTGGAATAATTGCATCTACTGGAGATTCACTGGATTGAACTGCCTCTACCAAGGTGGTTGCTGTATACGTTTTTTTAGCAACCGATTGTTTGAGCGCTAAAAAAGTAGAAGCCTGTTGATATAAAATAGATTGAAGAGTGGAACTGGCTCGATTTTCAATTGGATATTCATATAATAACGACGTAATCATAGATTCAAGTTGATCTTGGTCCGAATAGGACAGTTCAGCACTGGATCGTTCTACAACAGCACCGGGTGCTTCCAGCGTTCCTATATCAAATTCAGGTTCAGGCTCTGACACCGGTGGTTCTTCAGAAGAAACAAAGGTGGTTCCAAGAATGGGCTCAATCCAACGATACGGAGGAGGAGGCCCTACAAAATTAAAATCAAGCCGTTCGGAAGTATCCGTTCCCTCTCGTTGAATCAAAAGAGCATCCTCCTCCTCTGTAGAAAGAATGGAAAGAACCTTCGCTCTTTCAGGGGTAGGATCCGTCGTATAAAGAAGAATATCGCTTTCAGGCAAAAGAGCTAACTGTTTCGAATACCAAGGAGATGTCCGTTTCACATGAAATTGAATCTGCTCCACCCCTAAACTCTCTTGAAATTCTCCTGTCTCTGGATTCAATGGAAAATCATACACACGGTGCGTAGCCCCCATAGAAATTTGCGGTTTTACTCGTAGTAGTTTGTCATCACGATAAATAATACGACCCGTCATACTTCCATACGCTTTACTTATAATTGTAATACGATCCCCTAATTCGGGGACTCTATCTTCTTCAGCTATCAGACTCATCTCTTCTTGGGTAATATAAAAATTAACCCATTCTTTCACATAAAGAATTATTTATATTATTACAACAATATGACCCAACCTTTCAAAGATCTTGTTACACGTTTTCCTACATGGGAACTTCTTGGATCCTATCTACGAAGTGCTGAAGGTGGATCTCTACGACTTATAGGAATTTCTCCACTTGTATTACTTCGGTATCAAAAAGGAGAATCTGATTTTTCAATTCCTCATGTAAAATATTTTCGATCTGTAGTGTGGAATACGGAAACAAATCGTCCTGTATCCGTTACACCTTATAAGAGTGTAGAAGGTGAATCTATCCCTTCAGGATCAATTGCAGAGTATACGGTAGAAACGTTTGTAGATGGAGTTTTGATTGGACAATTTTGGGATGGTAGTTCTTGGAAGATCCATACTCGATCCGCATTGGATGCAAATTGTCAATATTATTCACAAAAGACATTTAATACAATGTTTTATGAAGCAATGCCTTCAAATGAATTGGATAAAAAGATTTCTTATAGTTGGATTCTACAACATCCTGAAAATCGAATTGTTTGTGCGGTTCGTCAACCTCGTCTCTTTCTTGTAGCGGCAACTCAAATTGAAGAAGACGGTACAGTTATTTCTCTATCTCGTGCAGATTTGGTATCATTGAACCACTATCTACCAAATGTACATACCTTTCCAACGTGGGCTGCACTGCAATCTCGTTTGTTGGAGTGGAATGAACGATACCGCCATAATTTTCAAGGATTTGTAATTCGTACCTCTGAGAATCGTTGGAAAGTTCGTACAACCTCTTACAATGAAGTTCGACTCATGCGACAGAATACACCCCGTCGTGATTTTATTTGGCTCACTCAATGGAAGGCCAAAACTCTTACATTCTATCTTAAAATATTTCCTGAAGAAAAATCTGCAGCACAAACTCTTGTACATCGTTGGAAAACAATTACTACCGATCTCTTTCATATTTATACAGCTAAATTCAAGGCGAAGTCTTCTCCTGAAGTTCCCCCTAAATTTAAAGGAATTCTATATGCAATGCACCAACACTATTATAATACATTGAAACCTGCTGGTAAGACTCTTACAATGGCTGAAGCGGTTGAATGGATGAATCTACGAGACGTTCCCCAAATGCTCTATCTCATTAATTTTGAACTACGTGTAGCAATTGCTACAGTGGAAACTCCTGTAGAACCTTCTGTTGATGATACTCCTACCCCTACTCCTACCCCTACTCCTACTCCCATTACATCCTTTGAACCAATTGCTGCTGCAACTCCAGTACTAGAAGTAGTTGCTACGTAAAAAGAATGTATTTTACATCACACAAAGAAAGTAGAACGTCCTATGTGTGGTATATGGGGTTGCCTAGGACACCCTTCCTGGACTCTTCCATCTCCCGAAGTCCTTCATCAAGTCAAGAAACTGCTTCCACGAGGTCCTGAAGAAGAATCGTATGCCTCTCCCACCGATACACTTTTGTTAGGATTTACACGATTGGCCATTAATGGGGTAACTCCTGTAGAAGGAGCGTTTACCTCGCAACCCCTTTGCCAAGGCTTTTGGACCGTTGTATGCAATGGAGAATTATACAATCATGCACAATTAACCAGAGAGTTTGGCTGGAGTATTCCAGCTGGATCTAGTGATTGTGCCATTCTTCCTTTTTTGTTATCCACTCTTCCCCCTTCGGTCGCTTTTCAAAAATTGGATGGCGTCTTCGCCCTTCTCGCCTACGATGCCGCCACCCACACTCTCCTGGTCGCTAGAGATCCCTTTGGCGTACGTCCCCTCTTTGAAGGAACCTCCGCTAATGGTGCTAAACTGTGGGCCAGTGAACTCAAAGCTCTTTCTCACTGTGAAACAGTGAAGCCCTTTCCACCAGGAACTTGGAAACAATATGATTGTAAAACATTTGAATGCATCACAGAAGAACGCTACTATGAAATTCCATCTTTTTATCCATTTAAGGAGGAAGCCTCTTCTGCAACAGCGCTTCGTGTGGCTCTTGAAGAAGCCGTTCAAAAACGTGTATTAGTGAGTGAACGACCCGTAGGAGCCCTTCTCAGTGGTGGATTGGATTCTAGTTTGGTAGCCGCTTTGGCAGCTAAACATACAAAACTACATACTTTTTCAATTGGTTTACCAGGTTCTACTGATCTTCTTTTTGCAAAACAAGTAGCCGATCATATTGGAAGTATTCATCATGAAATTATTCTTTCAGTGGATGACTTTTTAAAAGCCATTCCAGAAGTCATTGCAGCGACTGAAACCTATGATATTACATCTATCCGCGCTTCGGTAGGAAATTGGTTGGTAGGAAAATGGATCAAAGAACATACAGATGTAAAAGTAGTTTTGAATGGGGATGGGAGTGATGAAGTAGGAGGAGGATATTTATATTTTTATAGAGCTCCTACGGATAAAGACTTTGAATCAGAATGTAAGAGGTTGTTGAATGAGATTCATTTATTTGATGTGTTACGATCAGATCGTTGCATCTCCTCCCATGGATTAGAACCTCGTACTCCTTTTTTGGATAAACAAGTAGTGGCCACCTGGTTGCAAAGTCCAACTGAACTTCGCCGCCCTGTCAAAGGCGTCCGCGTTGAAAAAGAATTACTACGAAAAGCCTTTGCAGGAACCGGCCTACTCCCTGATGCCGTTCTCTGGCGACGCAAAGAAGCCTTTAGCGATGGTGTCAGCTCTACCACCGATTCCTGGTATTCTAAAATTCAACATGCTGCTTCCTCCTTGGCTCTTTCTCCCATTGTTACAAGTCATAACATTCCAACATCCGTCGAATCCCTCTGGTATCGTTCTGTTTTTAATGATCTGTACGGTGAATCCCGTGCAACAGTAATTCCCCATATGTGGCTTCCTCGGTGGAGTGAAGAAACGACCGATCCATCCGCTAGAACCTTGTCTATCTATTAAAAAATTGATTTCTTTTTTTATACATTATAAATGTATGAAAAATGGTTACTCTTCCTCCCTATCCCTCTACTTTTGAGGAACAAGTGAAGTGGTATGCTCCGGTTGAATACTATATCCATCAGTGTATACATAAGACCGTGTTAGAGTGCGCAGCTGCCCAGCTTCAACCTGCTTACTCGTCGACTGCTGTTGCAGTTATCACAGAACTTTTTAGGGAGGTCAATCTGTGGGTAGAGACGGCAATTGATCTTGTTAACTCACGCGAATCACGTGATCCTACAATCACCACCGAACCAGTTCTTGTACTACTTCGACAGATGGCAGCCGATATTATTTCAAGAAAGGATTGCATGTTTGCAATAATGAAATCTGTTGGACTATGCATCTAAGTTCTTCTTTTTTAACTATAAATTATCAATTTTGGCTACCTCTCTACCATTGGTCAATAGTTTGGCAGAAACTCGATTCCATGTTACAGCATAGATGTTTTTTGAACCAATGTACTTACTGCGGCCTCTAACCTAGCAATCTGTGTACTCTGAGCTTGAACAAGTCTATCTAAATCTTGTGTAGCAGCAAAGTTAATCGTATATAAATAATCTTTATTTAATGTGTTAAAATCAGATACTTGTTCACCATAAACAAAGATTGTGCTAACACTTGGATTCATAGCATAATTGGTTCCTTGAACTGTGCAGGTTGAAAGGGATACTTCAGTCACAACTCCTTCTACCTGTGTAGTATCCGCAAGATATAGTAACAAAGTTGTACTAATGGAAGTTGATAGATTTGGTAGCTCCATTGTATATTGATTGTTAGAGGTTGTAATTGATGTTGTAAATGTACTATAAATGTTTGGAATAACTCCTGTAGTTGTCGTAACTGCTACAGGAACAATGTATGAAACTTGCTGTGCTAGAAATCCAATCACTTCATTGGATCCTCGTGCAATCGTATCAATATAATTGTAAGTGACCGGTTCAATTAATCGTAACTGCTGTAGAGCAGTTAAATCACTCAAAGAAGATATATTGGTTTTAATCCGTTGATCTGATACAGATCCATAATAGGTAGCTAACACACCACCACCAAAATTTCCAACATAGGTGGTGGTTGCATTACTTGTTACAGTTCCTCCAATTGCTAAATAATTTGTACCACTTACACTGGTACCAGTTCCACGGACATCTAACGGATATGCTGGAGTGATTGTACCAATTCCAACATTTCCATATTTGTAAAATACATCGTTGGTAGAAGTAATACCAAACGCAGGAGAGAATAATTTCCAAGCAGGATAATTCCACACTTTATAATTTTGTATAGCTCCTACTGAACCACCATGCGTGTTATCAAATGCATATCGAATCGTATTGCTAAATGTATCCATCGTCAGTTGATAATCATATTGTTTTTTAAGATCTCCATTGTAAATACTATAGATACGAATATAATTTTGAGCATGAACTATACGAACCGTAAATGTTGTAAGAGACGTTCCAGTAGATGACGTTAAACTATCTAATCGCATTGTAATTGCTCCACCAGAAGATTTCAAACAGGATACTTTTACACCACCATATCCAGCTCCTATAATACAAATAGCTGTAAATTCTACAATAAAATTGGGAGTTTTGTGAGTATATTCTGCAAACCCTAATGTATAGGAATCCGATAATAAAGTATTGGATCCATTAATCTTACCTCTTACAGTTACTTCACCAGGATTATTAATAATAGGAGAACCAATAAATCCATTATTAACGGGTGTCCATCCTTGAATCATCGTTCCATTTGAATCATACTGCGTCCCAACAATTGTTGTAACTGTACTAATGTTAGAAGAATTAATTACCGTATTTCCAGATAAATCAACGTAACTAGAGGCCGGTCGAGCAGATGTAACCGTAAAATCATCTGAAAAATTTACAAAGTTAGGAGCACGATAAAGAGAAGTATAATCAATTTCATCACATGCTACCGCTACATAATTGGCTTGATTGTTTGTAATAACAGAACCAAGCGTATACGTGTTTGTAGAAGTATAATAGTTATTCCAAGTCATCGCGGTATCTACAATTGCATTACGTGTTGCATCCGAAAAAGGCTGTGCAAAAATATAGTTGTAAGTAACCCAGGATAGAAATCCAGTTGTACCATATGAATCCGCTCTTATAGAGATATTAACACTATTTGTAAATGTATCATTTGTTAATGAAAGAGATGTGAAGAGAGTTACATTTCCTTGTGAATCATCTGTATATACTACAATTGTGCTTAGACTTTTTGCAAGACGATATGTTTGCGATCCTATCTGTACCGATGGCCGTAATAGTTGAATCTGTCTTGAACTTCCAGATGCTGTTGGAAATACAAGATTAATATATCCAGTTGCTGAATCAATATAAGATGTAAATTGGTAGACTTGCGCTATTTGTTGCGTTATAAAAGAAATGGATCCAGTCGTGGGGGCTCCTGATCCTCCCCCACATCCAATTGACTTGGCAAACACTTGATCTAATGTATCATTACGAGTAAACGTACCATTATTACTTGTCCAACCCTGTACAACTGTACCACCATTGTTAATTTGACCAATGCACCCTGGTGATAAATTATTAATTACAGGAGTTGCTGAACGATAATCACTGGCAATAATATCGACATAATTTAAACTATTGTAAGAGGTGGCAATCGTTTGTTGATTTCCAGTATTAAAAGACTGATTCAAATAAAATGCATTGCTGTAACGAGCAACATTTGCATACGTATCTGTGATCGTACTATACCCAGCTGTATTTGTTATATCTCCTTTCCACATGAATGTACTTGTATAATCAAATATTCCTGTTGGACCTGTAGATCCTGTAGCACCCGTAGATCCTGTAGCACCCGTTGGACCTGTTACTGTGGATGCTGCACCCGTTGGACCTGTAAGACCCGTTGGACCCGTTACAGTAGATGCTGCACCTGTAGCTCCTGTAGCACCCGTTGAACCCGTTACAGTAGATGCTGCTCCTGTAGGACCTGTAAGACCCGTAGGACCGGTTACTGTGGATGCTGCTCCTGTTGGACCTGTACGACCCGTAGGACCCGTTACAGTAGAGGCTGCACCTGTTGGACCTGTAGCACCCGTTGGACCCGTTACTGTAGAGGCTGCTCCTGTTGGACCTGTAACGCCCGTTGGACCCGTTACTGTAGAGGCTGCTCCTGTTGGACCTGTAGCACCCGTTGGACCCGTTACTGTAGAGGCTGCTCCTGTAACACCCGTTG